GGGGTCAAGTCAAGCGTAAAGATACCGCTTGCATTCCAAGTAATTTTGAACGTACCAGACGTAGTAGAAAAATCTCCACCGAAGTCAATAGCACAAATCAAAGGTTTATTAGTGAGATCGTCGTCATAAATCACAGCGTAACGGGCACTCGTAATCGTGCTCCCAGTCCACTCGACATCTGCCGCATCCCAAGTAATCGTTCCCCCACTCGTAGCGAACGTGATAGAAGTCAACGACTCTCCACCAGCGCTATAACCGGTACCAGACACCTCGTTAGTCACATCAGTCTTGATGGAATGGGTGCTGTAATTCGGTGTCCACGAAGCTGTCGTCAACATACATTTGAAACGATCAGCAGTCGTGTCATTAAAATCGATATTAAAGTTAGCTGTCTGCTCCAAATTGTATTCCATTGGCAAACAGAAAAGGCCACTAGCCACGTTTAGTTCCTCCGGTCCCAGTTATGGGTTTGGGCCGAATCGTTACATCACCGTTTGGCTTTGACATTCTTTTTCTTCCTTGCGGCAGCAGCAGCCTTTTTACCTTTAGCAGTATAAGGATACTTTTTTCCATTAACGATAGGCATGATTGAAATGATAGCAGAGGAAGCGGGGGAGCCGGGGAAAGGGGGAAAACCCGACCCCCCCACACCTCAATCAGCAACAACTATCAGGTGTTGTCGCCTATAGATGACGACGATTCAATTCGTCGCATACATTCCTCGCGGAAAATTCCCCATCCAGCAAGGTGATACCAACCCACAGGGTTGAACCGACGCAGAGTATCGGTCACAGGACCGAACACGACGTTTGGTTGCTCGCCAAAGCCCGGAGCACGGCTGAAAGCCTTAGCTAGAGCTTGACGACCCGCAATAAGGGTTTGGTAAACATTGGTTGTACTGGTTGCACCAGCATCATCCAATATAGGAGCCCGAGGGTTCTCAATATAGTTGATACCGTTGAACGTGCCGATTGAACCTGCACGAATCGGTGCACCGTCTTGGTACAACTGGTATTGGATAACGTCAGTTACCGCTGTATCGCCACGGAGGTCATAGGAAACATCCGGGTGGATGATTCCTATATAGTTTCCGTTTTCCCAGCCGGGAGCGGAGTCGCCACGAAGTTCTGCGACAGCCATACGGCCTTCGGTAGCGCCATAAACGCAGGCGTCGCTGACACCAGTACGGGCAGTTGGGCGTGAGCCTGACGATCCCTGAGCATAAATGACATTAGTGCCAGCCATAGCAACATCGGAAACAACCTTGTCGATTGAATCGACCATGTTGTAACCAATGATATTGGCAGCATCGGCGTCTACGTTAAGGAACGATGTACCACGAACCTTAGCGGTGGTTACCACAGCGTTACCGTACTCTGCAAGAGATACCGTAACCTTTGTGTCGGTGAGTGCAACAGCAGTCACATCTGATGCTTCAGTGAGCGCTGATGTTGCTTGGGCCATATTGGGGTAGAAGGTAAACTGCACGCCTGAGCCGTTATGGCTCTGAGCAGTTGAACGGACATCCGCAATCATCTCATAAAGAGGCTGCGAACGCAGCCCAAAATAAGCGATCTGTTCGAACGCCGTAGTTACCTGATCTCCCAAGGTAGATGTAGTTGTATAAGCCACAGGTGAGTCCTATAGTCGGGACTCCATTGACTTAGCAAAAGGTTAGGTAGCTGCGCCCCACATAATCCCTTGCGACTCTAACAACGCCCGAAGTTCGTCTTCGTTAGTTGTCGCTTTAATTTGAGCCTCAAAGTCAGGCGGTGACACCGGATCTCCACCTTCACCTGCTGCTTGTATTCGTTGTTCCGCCATTAGAGCATCGTCTAATACAGGGGATTGAGCCATTGGTGGCATATCGTCACCCAGAAAACCAGCTTCAACGGCTTCCTGACGGATAGCCTCAGCATTAAGTTCACCTTCATAGCCCTTCACGAAATACCTGACACGAGCATCATCAGGATCTAGTCCTGCTGACCTAAATGTGTCACGCCGCTCATAACCAGAAGCCCGATTTTCGGCGTCCGAAGCTCTCGCCTCAGCATCCTTCAAACGAGTTTCCATTTCACGTCGCCAGTTTGGTTTCGATTCGGTTGAACTGCCAGAACCATTTTCACTGTTGCCAGTAGAGTCGGAATCTGTCATATGTCACTCACCTATCTATACGCATCCTCAGCGGTGGTACCTTGGATGGAGGGGGTATTGAATAGCTCGCCCCGGAGGGGCCAGACAACGTAACTAATATAGCTACTTTGCTGCACCAAGTCCAGTAATACCCTCACGAGTAGTTAAAGCTCCGGTGTCACCAACAAATCCTGCGGTTCGTTGTTGCTGCGAACGTCGTACTTTTGACGCATCACTTGTGGTTCCAAATGCGCCACGCCCTAACACTTCACCAGATAAACCACTGTCATAAATTAAATCAGTAGTTAATCCCTGTAGTGGAGACAAACGTGCAGCTACTTCACGGCGTTGTACATTCATACGCTGTAAATCTTCTGAAAGTTCTTGACTAAATGTTTGTTGTGGGCCAAGTGTTTGTTGTGCTTGGGCTGTTAAACCAGCAGCCCCGTATTGGCGACGGGCATCCACAATGTTTTTAGTTTTCGTTGGATCAAGCATCGCTGAAACAATGTCACCATCACCAAATCCATAACGTGTTTGTAGAACAGTTACCGTTTCCTCATCAGCACTATTTTTTGCTTCTTCAGCCAGAGCTACACGGTCACGCCACTCGGCAAGAGAAACATCTCCACCAATCAAAGCAGTAATACCAGTTACACCTGTTTCCACATCCATGCCAAGGAACTCATTTTCAATTCCTGCTCGATTGGCTATCTGCAAAATGCCTCGTTCAAGGTCAAGGTACTCTGCTTCGTTAATTGCCCGGAACCCTCCAGCTTCACGCAATGCCATTGCAGGGAACTTGCCGTCATAAACCTCACGTACAGTTGGATCATTCCCGTAACGCAGTTCTACAAGCATCGCTTCATGCGACATGCCTGACTCTGCCCAACCCATAGCGATCCCTGTTAGTTTCCCTAACCCGAATCTTTTTAAAAAGCTCTCGATAACTGCTTTAGCGCCTTTAATATTTTCGTCACGCTTCCACCGTTCCCACTTATCATACGGATCTTCTTCGCCGGGGAGCCTATCAATAGGATTAATAGGGTCACCAGAAATATAGGTATTTAGACCGGTCGCTGGATCTGTCCAATAACCTGCGCCAAGGTTAGGGTTTTCTCCAGCAGGAAGTGGATCAATCCAGCCTTGCTCCGCTGTCCATCGACGCATATTAGGAACAAAAGATTGTCCGGTCCCCGGACCTCGCTCTTCTGTCCACCCAATAGCTGCTTTAGCAGCTTCCCGTTCTTCCTTCGAACCTTCTCTACGGTCTATTAGGTTGCCTTCTTCGTCCGTATCATAAAACTCAACCATTATGCAACCTCTCCCATGAGCCTACCCAATCCAGTTACAAGCTCATAAGCATTATTAATCCCCCGTGGACTTTGATCGTATTCGTCTGTTTGTCGAAGCCAGCGAGCAAAATCCCCACCAGCCATCTCCATTTGTTCTTGACCTTCTACAGTTAAACCGCCAAGCTGAACAGCCATATCTTTATGGCGACCATCCCATTGAGGGCTATACCCCATAACAGAACTAAAGATCCCGTTATAAGCACCCACAATCGAAAGCGGAGTTTTACCAGCTTCAATACGATCTTTCCACGCAGGAAACAGCAAAGCTGCCTGCTCCATCATCTCATCTTCAACCAAATCAACAGTTGTCTCACCCGTAAACAGTTGTTGAGAACGCCGTTTCAACAACTCTTCATCCGGGTCCATCAAATACTGGCGGTACAGATCTTTGATACTGCTTCGGAAATCCGAAATAGTTCCACCAGCAGGAGCCCCTGCACCAAAATCGAAAAGAGGACTTCCCGTATCTGTTGTCGCTGTAACTAAGAAATCTTTTATTTCGGCAAGGTTTAGTCCTTGCAAATAGGATTGTTTCGCTAACTCCCAAATCTGGTTGTCGTCAAGGTTTATGTTGGCTTGCCCAAGGATCTGTTCAAGTTGTTCAACCTGATTGGAGATCAGGTCAAGACGACGAGTAGACCATTGATCTTCACCATCACCAGCACTGTTCCACTGGTATTCTCTGTCTGCTCTACCAACTTCACTGTCTTGATAGTGGTCTGTTTGGTAGTAAATACTTTTAATCCATTGCTCCATTTCTGGAGTGCCATCTTCAAGGCCAAGAGGATTCTCTTCAATGAGTTCAACAAGATCAACCATTTCACCCGTAATCGGGTGTTCAACTAATACTGAAGGATTTCCTCGTAAGTACTCCCACATCAAAATATCTAGCTTAGATGTCTTGGACTCAATGCTTTCTTCTAAATCTTGTTCCGGGTTAGCGAATTGTCCTGACCGATTTGGGTCTTCAATAACTATTTCTTCTTCCCCCATGACAGGCGGAGCATCCGTAGGGGGGCCTTCGAAACTAGCAGTTTCTCCGACCATAACTTCAGGACCACCAGAAACTATGTTGCCTTGGTCATCATAAATAACTGGCTCAATATCTTCTGTTTCCGGGCCTAAATTGAACTGTCCTGTTTGCCACGGGTCAGTAACAAAATCAGGGTACATCCGTTTGTAATCATTAAGTGTTTCGGTTATGTCCTCACCAGTCATATCTTCTGTTTTTTCAATAGCTTCTTGCGTTTCAGTACCATCGAAGCCATCAACCGTTACACCGACAACCGCCTGTATCTCAGCAATACCAGCCGGGTTGTACCCTATGTTGTCTGGCTTAACAAATTGTTTACGACGGAAAAGCTCTAGATCATCTTCAACGTCCCAATCCGCAGGCAAATACTTATCTGCTAGATCGCCAAACTCTTGTTGCCAGTTCGGTTGACTATTGTTATCTAATTTCTTTTCGCTATTAACCCATTCATCATATATATTTTGACCTCTGCGCACTCGCTCGGAAACAACTAATGCAAGTGCACGCAAATTATCATCCACATTATTTAGAAGCGCATCTTTCAGAGATTCTCGGGAACTGAAATCAAGTCCACCCTTGTCTGTTGTGGGGGCACCCCATCGATAACTTAAATCACGGCCCTGAGGATCTTTATCAGTGACATTTACTTGCCAGAATCCAAGAGAATATTCTCTGTTTTCAACATCACGAACGGTCTCATGTTGCTTGTCTCTAAGATCAGTCCGCATAGGTGTCAACCAATGCGTTTCTTCTTGGGCAAGCGCCATTAGATGTGGAATAATTTCGCCACGAAATCCGAGACTGTAAAGACCCGTGATAACAGCGTGTTGGAGTTCTTTTAGATTCATCAGACTGTTATTCCCATCACCTTCGCCAAGGTGTTAGCTCTACTCAAATTGTTGCTAGTCGCAACTTCGTCAGCAAACTCACCCTCGATGCGTTCCCCGAACATGGTTTGCAACTCTGGTTGAGTAACATTTTTGCGACCCATTGTTTCCCTTTGAATCTCATCAGTCCACTTTGTAACCAGAGCACGGAACCTCGGATCGTCACCACTCTTACCTGTCAACGTAGCCATAACTTTGCTAGCCACAGCATTCCCATAAGACGAACCGATAGACACTACCGCTCCAGCGTTTTTAGCAAGCTGAAACAATTCATCTGAAATGTTTTGGACCTCTTCAGGATTCCAAACTTCAGGTATGTATTCACCACCCAATCCAGTGAACCCACCTTCAGTAATGTTTGCCATACTTTGTGCATACGACTGTTGCTGAATTAAAGCCCTACGAACATTCTCATCTGCATAGATGGCATCCGGGTTAGTGAACATTGTGTCACCAATAGCGGAATACATGAACGAAGTATTACCCGTACCTAAAGCTAAACCTTCAGCGATACGCTTTTGATTCTCTGGTGTTTGCGCCAAATAGACTTCGTAAGCATTGGTGTAGGTAAACGGGACATCTTCGATGAGAGCCGGTGAAAAAGACATACCTGCTTCGGGATCATCTGTCCACCGAAGAGACATATAGTCTTCACCCATAACAGATTTCATCATCGGTGACTCCGGGCGAGCTTCGAACACTTCAAGATCTTGGATACCCATTTGTCCGGTGACTGGAGCCAAGTCATATTGGCCTCGGTCTAATGGTCCTTCTGGTTCACCAAACTCAACGGGGGTCCACGCAGCCCAGTTCTCTGGGTCAATCTGAGATTGAATGTATGTGTCGGGAACCAGTGAACGGCCAGAACCAGCAGGATCAGGGATACGTTCAAGATAAGTAGCTTGTTCTCCAGTACGTTCCGGTAAAGGAATGACGTTGCCTTCAGCATCTCGTGGAATGTCTTCGGGAGCTACCCCTTGTTTTTCATAATCCTCTGTGATTTCTTCAATATCCAAAGGAGTGGGTTCTTCTTCTTCTTCTTCCTCTTCGTCGTCCTCCCTTAAATCGGATATTACCCCTTTGTCAACTGTGAATTGTTTCCGTATTAGCTCACCCTCCTCCGAATCCCAAGCGTTCTTAAGCCACTCCCATATACCCGAATCATCTTTCACAGCTTCGGCAACAGCGATATGAGCTTCAGCTTCAGTCATCTTCCCTTCAGCTTGTAACCGAAAAACTTCAGCGACCACATCGAAAAACGAAAGCATACCTTCTTCTAAGAAATCGGGAATCCATCTTTTGCCTGCCATTACGCCGCTACCTCATATTCGGTCATTAAACCGGTAGGCAAATTACCTACAGAAATTGAAAGCATGTTACTAAAATACCTGTCATAGATTGGACCGAAGTTGGGGTAACTTAATACTTCCAACAAGAAAACGTCCCACTCTTGACGAATGTCTTGGTTACCAGAATAACTCATCCGCAAATAGTTACGGTTGTTGGTACCCTCAGCACGTTTCACCATCTTCAAAGCAAGCTGGTCATGCTTACCAACGAACATTGCGATCTGGGGAATCTCAGGCCGATACGCAAACTCTTCTAAAGAAATAAACTCTCGTAAACCGGCAAGAACTTCTTTTTGTACTTGTGGTTGGCTGAAAGTATTGAACTCTTCTAACCAGAAAGAATTTTCTCGTCCGAGATCCTCAATAAATTTGCGACGATCTTTCCACAAATCAAAGTTTGAGTTAGCTAAAAGACTTGACGAGCCTCCACCCATTGCACGGTTACGAAGTTCGTCGTCCATCGAGTTTCGGAAGACACGCCATTCTCTCCAACCCATACTGACAGACGCATCGGTAAGAATGCCTGCCGGGTCCATGTAATCTCGACGGCCATCTCGTGCTTCGAGTTCTGCAACTGCACGGTTGTAATTGAATTGGACATCAAGTGCACCGTATTCGCCTCGGACTAGTGGAGCTAGTTGAGGGTTGTTTTCCATGAAGTCTTGGTGTTCTTTATATTTTTGGTGGCCTTCTAATGTGCCTGCTCTAACTCCTTGGGCCATTGTTGTACGTGCTGTGAATGCCCACATATCTGGATGATTTTCGAGAAGCCATGCGGTTGCCACATCAGGGCCATGTTCTTCTTGTACTTTCCAATACTCGTTGATGATTCCCCAGTATGGTGATTGTTGACGGAACGAAACTGGGACGGCTATTGAACGAAGCATCCTTATACCAAAGATTGCTTGTGTGCGCCGATAAACCTCTTCTTCGAATGCAGCTAACTCTGTCGCATTTTGTGGAAGTTCTCGTCCTTCTTCAACGTATTGGGTAATCATGTCTTGGGTTACTCTGGCTGCGGTTTGCGCTTTACCGGCATCAGTCATACCAGTAGCTTTAGCTCCATTACGAATCCAAGACGGAGTATGCGAATTGAGGAATCGTGTATATATCTCTTCGCCTTCTACGAATCCGTAAGGAAGCATCCAACCAAGAGATTCATCTAGCTGTGGGTTGCTTACAATCAATTCAGAAACGGAGAATGAAACAAGTGGACCGAAACCGGGAAGAGCGCCGATCATGGAAGCAGATTCAAGGTTAAGGTTGATCTCTTCGTTCGCTAACTGTGAAAGTTTCCCAAAGAGTCTTATGTCTCCAATCTTGGAGTCAAGGAATCCGGGCATTGGCATAACAATGCGAGGGTTACCATCTTCGTCTTCGCCAGTAACAAGGTTCCATGCTCGTAAAGCACGGGCAACGAACACAGGGTTTTCGCCTGCTAGCCCCATCCATCGTGTCGCTACTTCTTGCCATGCCCCGAGGAACGGGAAAAGTTCTGTAACTATTTCTTCGAACCGTGTACGGTCAGCAAGTTCATACAAAATCTTTTTAGTTTCATCTAAAGCGTACCGGCGAGAACGTGTAGCCATTTCTTCTATGGCGTTACCTGCTTCGGGAATTGTGTACGATCCGTCGCTGTTCCGGTAGCGTTGCATCTCGATTGCCATTTGGCGTTCGTATGCTGCTTCGAACATTGTTCCACGTGAAACAACATTTTCAACTTCTGTCAGGTTTTCAAACCATGTGTCAGTTACGTGACGAATAATTTCTTTGGCTTGTTTAATTTGTGTCCCAGTTTTGAGTCCATCCAAATATGAGGAGTCATTAACTGTTTTACCAAAATCGATAAGAGGTGCAAGACGATCAGTGAAATCAGTTCGATTGACTCCCCGTAGATCGTCAGCACCAATTTGTTTCCCGATCCCTCGGATTAACTCAATGAATTCGAGTTGGAGTACATCTTTTGCCGCATTGGAAACTGCGCTACTCCCCTCCAAGTAAACTGCGTCATCCAACTTGTTTATAACTGCATAGTAAACAGCTTGATCGACAACGGTTCCTGTCGGAATATCACGTATGTCCCCTGTGTATGCAACTTCATCTAAAATTGTTTTCGCTCGTTCTCCCAAACGATCAACGATAGGTGCTATATCCCGATTCCATTCAATAAGCTCACCTTTAGCAAGTCGTTCTCGGACAATTGCAAACTCAGGTAAGTCCGGTACAAGACTGTTCGCTTCATACCGTGTACGGCGAATCAGTTCCATTCGTGCTTCTGGGCTTCGCCACTCATCAGGTAAGCTATCCAGAACAGGTCGCCCTTCAGTACTCAACCATTCATAGATTTCGTCATCTGTTTTGCCGAGCCATTGTTGCCGCCAAAAATCTCTTTGAACTGACTGCCCTGCCATCCCCGGACTACTCGCATGGTTTTGGATGAATGCGTTGTAAGCTCGCACGAAGGCTTCTGCTTCGTAAGGATCTGCAATGTTGTATTGGTGAGATTCTTCCCACGCTTCGTTTCGCCGCATTTCTGCATTTGTGTCAGACCAGATTTGGCGTTTCGTGGGGTTAGCACTATTAAGACGTTCGTTTACTGCTCGGACCTGTGGGTTGTCGCCCCACGGATTAGGCATAGCATTCGATCCGAGCATCGACTGGCCGTACCCTATGTCTCCTAAGAGTTCGGCTGCTTCATCAAATTTGCCTGCAATCTCTGGGTGTTCTTTCCGAAAGTTTTCAACCACCATTTTTTGGTAGCTGGTGACTCCTTCGGAACGAGCGGCCAATAGTTTCGCTGCTTCTCGTCTGTCTTTCTTTGCTTGGGCGAGAACTTCGGCCAGTGTCATATCTGCACCGAGTTTGTTTACTTCTTCAGGAGTTAGGAAATCAAATTCAAGAACCGATCTATCGTCAAGTCCTTCCAATAGTGCACGTTCAGCTTGTTCTACTTCATCGACCATATGTTTGGCATCAAGAAGCAACGCTTCGCCGTATCCTGTAGATACTTTACGTCGAGCTAAAAGAACTTGGCTTTTGCGTGCATGTCGCCCATACATTGCTCCTGATGCTGCTGCGCCTGCTGGTCCTGCGAAGAAAAGGCCGAGTCCAGACATGAATACTGTGCGACGTTTTTGTCTACCTGCTGCATATTCTTCTCTGATGGTTTCATCCATCAAACCTTCGTAGTTTGTTTCTACTGTTCCTTCGTCATAACGCTTGTTGTATTCCTGAACTTTCTCTACAAAGGTAAGCCCTACTCCGTCTTCGCCTAATACTTCATCAACTTTGCCGAGAACAATTCCTTGAACGTCAGTACCAGCACGCTCCAACCAACGAGCCCGAAGCCTGTCAAGCCTGTGTCCCATACCGGCCATAGAGTCTGCTACTCCGAGATGAGCGAAGTTACGCAACATGGAGTCAACATTGACAACCATTTGCCAACGTGGGGTTAAAAGAACTCCTCGTTTCCAAGCAGTACTTATCATTCGTCGTGCTGCTTGCACTTTGGCACGTTCGGGGGCTATGTTGATTTGTTTGGGGCCGTCTGGTGTGGGAATGGTTTTCATGTCGCCCTTAACCATTTTGACGTAACGATCTATAAGGTCGTAGCGTGGCACCAATGAGGCTTTACGCATTTGGCTTGGGCTGATTGGGATACGCCGCTTAATTGTTTCGCCTCTGCTTTGTTCCCAGATAACTTCCGTGAAGTCCACGTTGCCAAAGGACCGTTGTGTTTCGTCGGCGGCTTTATTCAGAATTTCTTTTGCGTCAATGATTTGGCCGTTAAGAATTTGCCGTAAGTCGTCTGCGCCTAAGGTAACTTCAAGGCCGTCGTCAAGTATTGGCCCTAACTGTTCAATGATTGTGTCGTTGATTCTTTTTACAACATCATCAAAGTGTGCTGCGAGAGCATTACGGTCGTTGGATTTGTTGAGGAACTCTATGAGTACGTCGTCGGCGTTAAGGCCAGCAGCTTCCAAAATGTTTCTTTGGGCGTAAGGAACTTCTGTTGCTAGTGCCGCAGGGATGCGTTGCACATCTCGAAGCATTCGCTCAACTTGTATATAAGCAGCGCTGGGTTGTTGTAGATCAATAATGTTTTGGGCGACTTTATCGACAATCATTTGGACAGCGTTCGTGCCCCGAACATTTCGATAGGTTCCAGATTTCTCAAAGAAGGTTTTGGCTTTGTAGCCAAGTCTGTTGCTTACACCTAGATAGGGAAGTTGTGCATCTGGAAGAGTGGGTACTTGGTGTGCATCAAGAATTTCGTCTGCTGCTGCTTTAACAACATTGTTGCCAACTTCGGTAGCGTATTTATCTAAGACTGTGGGCGTGCCAAATCCGTTGGGAACATCTTTAATGAGTGTTTCTACGATATTGTTTTTAAGGGAAAGAATTGCGTTCCACGGTGTATTCTTTAAATCCCCGAGGTCTTTCCACATTTGGTTAAACTCGGGTGTCCCCATTTCGGGAGTGCGGAACGATGGGGTATCTATTTGCCCCAAAAGGTTAGCGACACCGGTTTCGCCTTGATTCAAAGCGTCAGCGACAACTTCCATAACGTCGTCTACAAGTTGAGGATTCGAGTTAGCTAATGCCGCTCTTGCGCTTTCAAGTTCGCGAACCCGGCGAGCTATCGTATCGACTTCTTGTAAATCGTTAGTCTGGTTGCTTCGCCGTTCAAGTTCAAGAATCTCGTCGGTCATCCTTTGCATCTCATCTACGAGTGCTCGGCCACCGCCAAGGTTGTCTACTTGGAACATGATTGAGGCAAGTAAACCGGCTTGCCGTTCCAATGCCGGGAAGCCACCAGTACCAGCTAAAGCAACCTTCATTAGATTGTCGAACGGTAACCAACTCTGATTGGTGACTGGTCCGTCGCCTATGACTTTGGCAATCGTTTGTCCCCACGTGTACATATCTTGTGCTGGTCGGTCCCAGCCTTTGCCAAGGCGTCCTTGTTTGCCTGCGTCGATAAATGCTTTCCCGAACTCGTCTTCAAATCTTGTTGAAGTTTCGACTCTTGTCGGAGTTTCGACTCTGGGGCTATCGGCTTTCCTTTCTGTGTCAAGCATCCAATCAATTAATTTGGCTCGATACGCCGGATCTTGTAAACTAGGTTCTCTAAGGGCTGATCCTTCAGGCCTTTTAGGGAATCTAACCTCGTCGCTCTTATGGTTTTTGCCTGTAGCCTTCTCTGTGTTTCTAACCTCGTCCCACAGTTCTTCTGGAGTTTTAGCTTCTAATTCTAAACGTCGGGCACGAATAACAGCTTCGGGGCCGGTACGAGGAGCCCTAGTGTCTATTACACGGAACTTGTCTTTAGGGATTCTTATGAACTTGTCTGGATTATGTGGTCCTTCGAAGGCAACACGATATTCGGAAGTGAAACGAGTATCTTTAATCCCACCAGCGTCTTCAACAATTTGAGACATTACAGAAGCATCAATTTCAAAAATAACTCCATCTCCTGTTGACGGACCGTAAAGTGCGCTCTCTGTTCTTTTCGCATAATCAATAGCGGCGTTTATGTCAGTACCAAGCGAAATTCCTGATTGTCCCGGTACAGCTTCTCTAGCGTAGAGAATAAGATCACCAGTTTGAGGGTCAAGGTATGTACCTAAATTGCTAGAATCTGCATGACGTGAACCGTGGTAAAGAACTTCATCCGCAATCGGCCCTCCACCTAATTTCTTTACCTCTGAAAAGCTGAGTTGTCCATAAACTCTTTGATGTAATTTGTGACCAATAACATTTTCCGCATCAAGATATATAACTGGATGAACTAAACGATTATCTGGAGCTAAAGCATCAGGATCTCCAGCCCTTTTAGCTCGAACTTCTTCAGCTATGTTCCAGATTTCTGCACGGAACTTGTCGAACCCTGCACTATTGATTACTTCATCTACAGTGGGTGCGACTGTTTCGTCAAGGAATGTGGGTCGGTAACTCCAGTTTTCCCAGAACGCTTCGTCACGTAAACGTGGCTGTCCTTTACGGTTCGGTTTTATTGGACGAAACTCGAATGGTGCGAGACTTGTTTGCAACATCTTCGGGTCATAAACACTGGTCGCCTTATAAGTTTCTTTGGCTCGCCGCATTGCATAACCCCAGCGTGCTGCACGAGCAGTCAAATAGAGAGGGTCAAGCCCAATGTTCAAGGCAAAGTCAATAATGCCCGACGTTGCGAAATACCAGTCAGTTCCCTTGAACTCTTCAAGAGCTTTCGGGTCCATGATGTCTATATGAAACGCAGATAAGGTTAACGCTTGACCTGCACTTCGGCTTTGTGTCACATCCCACGCTTGTTGGTATGTACTCCAGTTGTAGAGTTTGCTGTCACCCATACCGGGAACGAGTTGTTCGCCAAGGTTGCCGAATCTCTCCAGAATGTTTGTATCTTCGCCACCTATTTCTGAGGAAACCATTCGTTCGACTGTGGCAAGTGTCCCGATTGGGCGGTCAATAAAGTTTTTGTAGGTGAACTGCATTGACTCCATGAACGGAGTCCAAATAAGAGTGCTGAACGGGTCACGTATAAAACCGGGTAATGCGCCTACTGGTGCACCAATAACCCCTTCCGGCCCCATTAATGCACTTGCAACATTTTTTTCCCCGGTCCCAGTTTCGGACTGCATCCCCATAATGTTGTCTTTGAAAGACTCAATGAGAGCATCTATCGGGTTAATGTTTTTTGCTGTGTGAACTGCTGCGTCTACAAAAAAATCAGCGGCCTGCGCTCCAAGATCAAAAGGAGCATCGACTATTTTGTCGAGCCGTTCGCTGAAACTCATGGCAACGGTTCATATTTAGCTGGAATAAAGTTTTCCATACGTCGCACAAATTGGCGAAGAGCCGGATCGGAGTAAGCATTATCAGCGATGCTGTACATCATGTGCATCGCCGGAGCTATAAGCCGTGCACGTTGAGGGGGAAGATCAGGGACAGCATCGTCTACAGGCGGTAAAGCGTTTACATCTTCGAGTGTGCGTTCCGACTGACGGAAAGGACTTCCTCGGGAACCTGCCGGTTCTCGTCGTGGAGCCCGAGTCGGCATTGGTGTTGAAGCAAGTTCATCAGGCAAAGGAGCAATTTGTTGCGCTTGTTCCTGCTGTGTTACTTGACCATACTCTTGTCCGGTGGCCGCACGAACAGCTTGTCCCTTTTGACCCATTCCTGTTCGTGGCATTATAAAGCTCCAAGTAACTCTTCAAGATTTGGTTCGGGAGCAACAGGTTCTTCAACGGCGACTGCTGCTTCTGCCCCCATACCCGGCATCGCTAATCCCGGTTGCGCTTCAGGAGCCATAGCATCTACCAGTTCAGCTTGCCGTTCTTGGGCTTCTCGCTGAACTTTTTCTACTGCCCCCGCAAGTTCCATTTGGTCATGCATCACAAGATCCATGATTCGTGCTAAATCGGCGGGAGGAATAGCTCCTTGGGAAGCCTGCTGTTGGACTGAAGCAAGTAACGCCTGCTCCAACTGTTCTCCAATTACTGTGTCGTGTTCAAATTCAGGATCATCGACCAGTGGGTCGATAGCCATGAACGAACGCTTTGACATAGTGCCCATACCAACACGCTGACCACCCCCAATAACAAGATTGTTGATATCAGCCCCCGGATGCGAATAAGAAACCACATTATCAGTCGATTCAAAGTTCTCATTAGGAACATAATCTACACGGCCTTTAGCGTTCTTTGTGCTGACGTAAAAACTACGTTTTCTACCACCGGCATATCGTTTCGCCATATCTAAAGCTAAACGATTTTCTTCTTCTAATGAACGTGCCATGATTCGTTGTGCTTCTTGAACTGTGAAGTCAACAACCGCAGAAAGCACCGCATCGCCTCGGCGTCCTGTACGAATATTCGAAGTGGATTCACCACCAAATTCTTGGGGGATACCAGCCGTCAATCGTTGCGCCCGTTCCAACCGGTCGATTGCCGGGTTTGTCATATATCCGGGCTGTAACGACATATCTTTCAGGTCGCCGCCTCGTATGACACCAACTTCTCCAGTTAAACCATCTGCGGGATTAACAATTTGAGGTGTTTCGCCTGCACGACCAACAAGCCATGTATCAGGGAACACACCTTTTTGAACAGCGATAACTTCAAGCGCCATAAGGCGAGCCTGCATCTGGTACATACCAAGAATGCCATCAAACTGTCCTTGGGCAGAATCAAGATTTATGCGTTGGGCACACACTACTGGTGTTTGACCAAGCGGATTATTGACACGTTCTAGTTCAATAATAATACTTTTGTTTTCCGTATTGCCGGGTGTAACAAACATGCTTGTTTGTACTGGGGCACGCATACCGATAAGAACCTGTTCTTCATCATCGATATACTCGATCAGATTTATTGGTTGATCTTCTGTCGCTGTGCCGTCGCCACCAAATTTGCGTCCCGCTTCTGGATAGTGTTTTTGTACCCAACCGAGGGATCGTTCATACGAAAAAATTACATCTCTTGGACGCAGATCATCAACATTAAGTAGCGTCGCCGGATATGTTGTCAACGGGTCACGTAAATGCCATTCAGGTGCACCTGTTTTGTTGTTGAAACGTAATTGGGTAACTGTTGTGGCGTAACCAATAAGATGTCTTGCTCGTTTAGCAAGCTGTAAATCCATTCGACTGTTTTCCCACCACCCAAACAATGCTTTGCGTCGTTTCGTGGCATTGTCACGGGACCGTTTTTTAGAGGGGTCCGATGGGGGACAATAAATATCGGGAGAAGTTGAAGCTATCCTCATTGCAGTTTGGTCAAGACCTTGTGACAAAAGGTTTGCAACTGCGGATTGTTCGTCAGTATCGAGTTCTGGTAGTGGTACGATTACATCACCGTTATAATAATCTCGAAGCGTTCGCATTCGCGATTTAGCGCTATCATTTGTGCGGGAACGTGAGGTGTACAGGGAGACAATTTCATCGACTGTCTTCACAATTACCTCACCGATGCTTCGGTTGCACTAGAAATCCAAGTAGGTCGCCACTGGCGATTATTTATTATAGTCGGAACATAGATCTTTTCTAAGTTATGTTCTAGGAACCATTCTGCCATAACACAGTCGTCTGTGCGAGAACCCGTTCCTTCAGCATTCCAGCGGGTTACTTCGTTGATAAGTAAAAGCGAATGTGGGCGTGCTTCTGTGTTTCGTTTACCGGGTAAACGCACTCGGCCAACACGCCATAGGGGCGCAAGCATTTGTACTCCATATTTAGGGTCGCCCTTATTTCTTGAATGTGTGTAATGCGGAATGAGTTGGACGTTACGCAACGCAGCCCACCGTCTGAAATGGTCGTATTGGAGAATGAATTTTTGGGCGGCGTTTGCTTCGATAATCCAATGAGTTATTGGATGCCCTATGTCGTTACTGATTTGCCACCAGTCTTCTGCTACTCCTGAGAATGATTGTTCTTCGTGACTCCAATCAAGAAACGCTGGTGCATCCATTTTTCTGCGGTATGACTCTAAAAGGTACCGAAATTCTGTTTCGGGGTTGTAAGCCCAGCATTGAATAGCCCAAAAGTTTGCTGGCGATGGGTCTGCGGTAGCTACTACAAACATTTCTCCTGAAACATTTTTGGGTAATTCCCAAAGATCTCTGTCATTGTCCCAACATCCGGGGTGGTGAACACCATCTTTGCCTTGTCCCCCTGATACCCATAGCGGATCTACCAAAACATTGGCAGGGTTTACGTCTGATTGTTGATACAGGACTTCGAATCGGTCTGGGGTTTGGGATTTAACGTGTCGGAGTCGTCGCCACGGGAGCCGCCGAGGGTAAAGTAAACACCCTTCGGGCCAAGGTGCGGCGTCAGGTTTGTGGTCGCCTTCACAACTTTCTTCATAATGCGCTTGATATTTGAGATGAGCGTATTTTCTCCATTCGTCTGGAGCATCTTCGGGATCAAATTCATCTAATTCGTATTCGTCTGGCGGTGCAACCTTGTCTAATGCATACCGATATATGTCATCAGCAGACATTCTTTGGCCTTGCAAGACTAGCAACCCACCCGGTTCAAGACGAGTTTCTGCAACTTCGTCCCACCATCGACGCATATCTTCCCGAGAATCCGCTGACCGCATTTTTCGGGGATCATACACGTCGTCCCATATGACAAGATCGAAACGGCCTCCAAGGAAACCGGAATCCATTCCGAAAGCAGACCATGTAGGTTCTTTTTGGGATAACGGTGTGTCGTCTTTCTGTAAAACAGTGAATGCTTCGGCCCGCCAGATCTCTGTCGAGTCTGGTTTAAACATGCCGAAGTCCTCTTGCAACGTAGCCTCGGCGTCAACCGCCAGTTTTAGTCGAACGTCGTTCAACTCTGCTTTTACAGGGTGCGCTCGATCAAGTTCGGCACGCAACCTGCGGCAATACCATTCGGCTAGTCGTTGTGTTGAGGAACCGATCATCCCACGGATAGCTCGGTTACGCACAGTTGCCCATGCGGGTAATACTTTAGCAAAGAATGTGGATTTTCCGGTACCCGGAGGGGCATTAATTACGACGTACTCTTCGTACTCCGTGTCCATGAGCCCCATAATGCGTTCCGTTGCTTCGATCTGCCACGGTTGTAAAATAATTCCAAAATACCTTTTCGCAAAAATCTCGATATTGTCGTAAGCCGCCTGCGCCTCGGGACAAAGGTCATCATATTGGGGTACCTCCGGTTGAATTGTTTTGCCGAGGGCTTCTTGGGCGGCGATGTAGTTTCTCGGGGCTTTCCCATTTTCTGCGTCTCGGCAAGCGTGGTAGGAGAGCCCTGTTTGCTTTGAAGCTGCGTAGAGAGATATTCCTTGGCGGCGGAGTGCTTGATAATCTGCCCATTTCTCTATTGTTGTCGCTTTACCTGATGGCATATCAGCCCCTTATTGACAAGAATCACAAATCTCTGGATTTTCTAAATCACATTCAATTACTTCGTCGTCGTCGAAAGGATCTACGTCTGCACGCTCTCCCATGAGTTCAGGGTGTTGTTCAAAAACTTCCATAAGTGTTAGCGGCTCCACATCTACAGATTCTGCATAATCAAAACAAAAACAATCTTCGGCACAATCGGGACAATCTTGGCAGGCGCAGTCGTAATGGTAGAAGTGGCAGATGCACTCTTCTTCTTCACAGGAGCACCCATAGATAACCACGATTTAACAATCCAAATCTCGTTTAAGTTTTTCCCAAACAGTCCACTGTTGTTCAGTCCAATTATGATCGATTGTATTGTAAAGCTGCGAACACTGTGCACCATACCCTGTTCCCTGTAGTAATGGAGGGATCTCAGGTTCGGGGTCTGGTCCGAAAGGCCACCACATTAGTAAAGCACCAATAGCGGTAGCTAAAGCAACTATCGCAGCGGTAATCGCTTTAATAATCTTTTTTATTGCTTCTGACCAAGCATCCGCCTTTTCAGCCACATCCTCGATTGTCATAAGGCAATCAGGAGGGTGAAAACTTCCCGTCATTAATACGGGATTGGTTGCCATCGCCACGCATCAACCGAAAAATCTCTTCGGTAGCTGCCTGTTCAGCAGCAACACGTTCTGCTTCCGACATATCTTTTCGTTCAGTCATCACACTATTCCCAGTTAGGAGGGTTAGTCATTGAAACGTCAGCATCTCTGTAAGTCCTTAAGTTGTAGCGCTGAGATCCAAGTCTAGGATAAGGCCCACTGACATAGAGACCCGTCCTCTTAGGATAACCGGGGCTCACATTATCCAATACATCTCTTTTCGAGTAGGTGTGGTCACGTCTATCACGGGCACCCCACTTACCGCTAGTACGAGCCGCAACCGCAGCCGCATGAGCAGGATTTCTTTTAGCCGAAGGATTACGACGTGCGGTTGACCCAAGTTTGGAGGACCGTCTCTGAGCAGCCGCAGCAGCAGGATTTAGCGTACCTCCTCTTTGACGAGATTGGTGTGACCTTATCTTCATATAGATACCCGGTTTGGGCAGGTTCGACCGCTTAGGCGGGTTTTTTCGTCCTTCAGCCATAAAAAATCTCCAAAACAATAAGAAAGGGAACGCAACCGATGTTACACTACAAACCTACCCGCCGCTAACACCGGTCCGATCGCCCGTCAGAGGGGCTTCAGACTCTATGTCCAGACACGACGGCCCAACACAACGAGGGGGCATAGAGCGACCAGCACAGAGAGGCTCGGTCAAGGCAAGAGAGGCCCCAACACTCGGAGGACACCAAGGACATAACCAACACAACCCCCAAACAACTGAACCAAACTCCCCAAAACACTGATATTCATATATATGTGTGGGGGTGGCTCGGCACATCCCCCTGTACGCCGGGAATAAACCAACCAGACCACGCAAGGGGAGTGAGACTAAGTTTGTTGTGGGGGGGATATGCCTTATCCTGAGCTTTAACGACAACGATTAACGATTAACGAGCGGCTTGGGGCCGCCATCGACAGGCACCGCTAGTGCGGTGCATTCCTGTCGAAACGTGTACGCCGAGATCACGGCTCTGCGCCGTGATTACCCAAGCAGAGCTTGGCTCTTGCTGGAGTACTCAGTGTCGTAACAACCACTCTCGATGGATCGGAGCGATCCACTTCCACGCAGGGAACGTGGAAGCGAGAACCACCCGACTCGGGTCGGGCGGTCGAGAGCACCCTAAATCCGCAAGCGAGCGGATTTGCCACCCCTGTGGCCGGGTGTCATAAATTTCCATCGCCCAAGGCGATACGGGAAATTGATGATGGAATAGGCAGACCGGCGGGCGCTGCGTCAAGAGAGCCTCGGCCCAAGGGCCGACCGCCCACATCATAGATGTGTCAGTTCCGTTACGAAGAAACCCGTTTCGTAACACAACTGATTCGGCGGCTTCGGGATCTTGACCCTACGCCCACTCGGCCTGCCTGTTCTGACACTTAACTGAGTAGAGGAACTCTGCTCCTAACGACAAAGAAAGAAGAAAAGTAAACATGTTGGATAATAAAAGTTCAGATACACAAATAGCGAACGCAATGGGGACCGACAACCCAGAGCTAATAGCCAAGGTTAAGGGAGGCCTAGCCAAGAGAAACAGTAGCAAAACCAGATCAGTTCACACCGGCGAGATGGTGGAAGTCCAAGAGCAAAACTCCGGGCATAACAGTGTCAACGCTACTGAAAGCCACTGGGTTGATGCGCTGAAGTCAGCGTGGGAAGACCTAGACAACAGCAGACCGGGCAAGGTCATCACTTTCTACACCGGTGACAATCCGCCTCTGCATGATGACAGGGCAATACTCAACATTATGAACGACTGGGGTGCCAACAAAGTTGCCCAGTCGGAGGTGAAGGAAGACCAAGCGTACTTCAATGACACCTACCTGTACCCAGTGTTGGAACAAGCACACTGGACAGCAGTTCACAAGTTGAGCAGCGCTGGTTCGTCGACGCCGGAGGACCGCAACACACGTGCACGGGACGACGAGAACTTTGGCCGTTTCGTGTTTATCACACGCTACGAGTGGACAGATGGTGCACGCTACTACGAGGTGCACATGACCAAGAACGACAGCCGTCGTTACCGTGTCCATCAGTTGGTGCAGCTTGACGCCGATTGGGGCGATCAGCAGACACTTGACCGGCAGCGGATCTACAAGGTAATCAACGATTACCAATGGAAGATCGCCGCACCGAAGTTGGCTAAGACCCGTGAGGGTAAGGTTGAAGCCTCGCAGAATGACGAGAACGTCAGCGGCGACGCAGGTGCAGCAGCACCCAGCGACTGGGCCTAAGGCACACCGGGAAATTGGGAGTCAGGCGTGCAAGTCACGCTTGGCTCCCTTTTTTTGGTCGACTTACCCCAAGTCTTAACGAAAAACCACCCCAACACCAGAGTTGGTGTATGCAACGAAATGAAACCGGGTTTCATTTACCCAACTAACTGCTACATAGGTTCAACAATTTAATTAACGACAAAGGAGTTTTAGATGAAACAGAAGGAATGGGTACGTTCAGAAAGACGCCGGTTACACCGATCAGAAAGGCGTCTGCAAATACTTTCAGCGTTCGCTCTTTCTGGAGGCGAATCGCCGTTCAGCAAAGAAAAGACTTGGATTGATTTGGTCGCAAGAATGAGGCACTACTTTACGCTTCCCGTTGTCTTGTGTCATGCCCCATGTATGACATGCGGTAACGATACAGAACCTAATGTTTACGGATTCGGTGGCGTTGGGGCAATCGGCTATGGAGCAAAAGAGAAATGCCTGCGCCGCATGATAGATGATGGATTGCTAAGGCTTGACGAGAAGTTATCGGGATGGCAGCTACGTGATACGGCCACTGGTCGAGCGTATTTAAGCAACTATCTCGGCGCTGTTGATGTTTTTATAGATCTCAAAAATAATAATGAAAGGGGCTTCAATGCCTACGAAAGCTAAGAAATCTGCTGCGAAAGCGGTACCTGTTCATCAACCAGAGCCTGAAGTAATTAGGCTCAGGATTTTAGAGGAGCGTGAACTTGTTATCCCTATTGAGGGTGTTACGCCTTTGATTATGAATGAGTTTGGTCATAAGTCAAAGCAACAAATGCTCGAATCTATGCAGGGTAAGAAGGTCAACACTAAAGAACGTCCACCTAAAGATCCTTTAGAGGACTATAAACATGCACGTATTATGTTACCTAAGCCTGTCACTATTGGTGGCGTTAAGTGTACTGATGGTATTAAAGCGGCAGCGTTTAAAGCTGCCACTGTTACTGCTGCTAGGGCGTTTGAACAGATGACGTTAGTGTTAGCTAAGACACAGATCTTTGTGCGTGGTACTGCACCGGGTGATCCTGATTTGATACCGATTATTGGTAAACCGAATATGCGTACTGATTTGGTGCGTAATGCTAATGGTTCTCCTGATTTGCGTACTCGTGCTGAGTATAAAGAGTGGGCTGCTATTTTGCATGTGCAGTATCAGCCTGATGTGATGGATGCCGATTCGGTGTTGGCATTGGTTATGCAAGGTGGCCGTGGTGGTGTTGGTGAATGGCGTGCGGCTGCTCCTAAGTCTTATAGCGGTAGCTATGGGAAATACAAAATAGATGAGAAGAAAGTGGAAGAACATGGTATCTAAGGTTAAAGAAATACAAGAGCCAGATACTCCTGAGTACATGGAGTTGATGGAACTTTATGACAACACGGGTGAGCTAACAGCTAAAGCTGTTGTTGCTAAAGCCCGTAACCCTAAGTCTGCGTTGCATTCTAAGTTTGAATGGGATGACAGTGTAGCTAGTGAAAAATATAGGGAAGCACAAGCGTATCGGCTTATTAATCGATACCAAATTAAAGTTGTTCGCACCGGTCAAGAAATACCTGTACCGATGAAGGCGTTTATGATGCCTCAAAGTGGTAGTGGTACTGGTGCAGCACAAAGTCATCATCCTTCTGTTGTTGTGTTGGACGATGATTGGAAATACAACAAGCAACTTGTTCGTCTTGAAACTAAGTTGCTTAACTTACAACAGGAAATAGATGGGTTCACTGAACTTAAATCTGTTTCAACTGCTATTAAGAAATACTTTTCACGGCAGTAACGCTATGGCACGGAGAGTTGTGTCATCCTACGCAATGCTAAGGCAGTAGAGTTATGGACTGTCAAGCTAAGGCGGGGACTGTTGGGTTCTGCTCTGTAATGTTCAGTCACGGCAGTCAAGGCGGCCAGAGGTCCGGCGGGTTTTGCATAGCCAAGCCTCGTCAGGTTACGGCAGTTAAGTTAAGTCATGGGAGTTTCGATGTGTTATGTCACAATCAGTCACGGAACGGCAGCCACATCTGATATAATTAAACTAAACGAAAGGGAAGCATGAAAATACATGCGAAGACTATAAGGATTCCTGATTGCAGTACAGCAGAGGGAATCAGACTTTATATCCAACAAAGATTAGAAGATCTGGCAGAAAACGGTGACGCTGATCGGGGTACTTACTTTGAGTTGCTTGCTTTAGACAACCATATTGATGACGATATCGGGTCCATGCTTGATGACATGGAACGTGAAGCTGAAGAACGTGCCAAAGAAATAGCAATCAAACTATTGGACGCAGGCGTGACCGAAGAAATGTGGAAGGATCGCCGCTTCTAGGACGTAGCTATTGGATGTTCGCACCACGAATGCCGAAGGGTATACATGGGGCGCTACCTGATTAGCTGCAAGAAAGGGAGAGGGGAGCTTCCCTCCCTGATAAATGACAAGCTCCTCTCTCCTGAAGATCTCAATAAAGGAGAAATAAAATGTCACATAGGATGACAGAGTTAGATGCCAAGCACGCTTTATATGCGTTGACTCCTTGGCATAAGTTAGGGAATGTAGGTCACATCACTTGGGAGAAAGCTCGTGAAGCTTTTGACTGGACAGAGGTGGAACGTACACCCATATTAATTCAGCATCATGGAGTAGAAGAAATTCTTGAAGGCAGAAATGTTTTGAAGATGGTCAACTATCCGTTTGCTCATGCTGAAATAAGTAGTCGATACCAGATAGTTCAGCATCGGTTTATGGTTGATGAACTAACAGGTTTACTTATCGACACTGGACTAGTGGAGACTATCGAATCGGTTGGTACCTACGACAATGGTGCTGTTGGTTATGTGTCTCTAAAGTTCAAGGAAGGAATAGAGATACCGGGTTGGTCGAAGGTCGAGTCGATGTTCAACATTGGCAATGGTCACGACAAGCATGTGCCGTTGATTGCTAGTCAATCAGCAACAGCCGTTGTCTGTGCGAATACTTTTAAGTGGAATATTTTGGATGCGGAAGCTGTCTTCAAATTCAAGAAGATGGGTGATCCGCAAGGCATGATGCAAGAAGCTGTTAAAGCTTTGTGCGACGGTTATGAACGCCATGAAGAATATGCTGCACAGATTGAGCGGATGGCTAACCAAGAGTTTGTCGATCAGCAATGGGACGAGTTGGTTGTGGATCTGATTGGGCCCATGCCATCATTCAATCCAGAGGCACCGGCCTTCAATCCAGTGGCACTAGCTCACATAGCTAATAAACAAAATCAGCAGGGTTATTACAACAAGCTAACTCGATGGTCTAACACTAAAGCTGATCTAAACAATCGGTTCCATATCGATGAAGACATAGCTGGAGTGCGTAACACTAAGTGGGGTGCACTCATGGCTGTCCAAGCGTGGGAACAAAAAGATAAATCAGTTAAAGGTATTAAGAGCAGTCGAGATCGTACTCGCAGACATCAAGCAAACGTGATCTTCGGGAAGTTGCCGATGACTGAGAAGGCAGCAAAGGTACTGGTGAATGCATGAGTGGTCAACAAGAACGTGACCGGGGCATGGCGATAGTAGAAACCTATGCTAAATCATCTCAAAAATTTTCTGCAAATAGGGCGATCAAGAAATGTGTCATCAAAAATGGTCCTTGGGAAACATGGACTACTGATGAAGTTCACATTGAATTAAAAAAGATGGGAGTCAAGTTAGATAATGCTCGCCTCTTAGGTCCATTGATGAAGCGAGCGCAGAAGGCTGGAATGATTGAGCCTGTTGTGTGTGGGTCATGCAATAGGCAGGAGACTCGGTTGTCGAAACGTAAGGAACGACATGCAGGTCCACAGTATCTATGGCGAAGCACACCTGAGTATTATCACCAATATTGGGAGCATGATGAAAATGTCGATGCCTTCTACACAGAAGAATGGCCTTATGTTCCTGACCCAGAGCTAGGAGGAGAAGGATGACACGAACATTTGAAGTTGAGATAGGTCAAACCTTGTATTGGTTGGTCACTATTAACTCTGAAGAAGAAGAGTTAGATGATGCAATCGATGAGGTAATCATGGCATGTGAGAGTGATGATTTGCCTGAGTTAAATGAGCATTGGACGTTTGCTGCTAACGAAGTACGCAATGCCAAAGTCTTATCTATAGATGGTGAAAGGTTTGAGGCATGATTTATTTGAGTGATGATCCACCTGATGATCCTTATGCAGATCTTGATGATGAGGAGTATGAGGAAATGCTTCAGGCCCAAGCCAATGCGGAAACATTGTATTGGGATCAGAAGATAGATGAAGCCAGAGGGAACTGATAAACTGATACGAGAAAGGTGAATATGCAAGAGATAGAGATGGCTCGATGGGCCATAGCTGATCTCGGCATGGCTGATGAGATAAAGCCCACAGCAGATGGGTCTTTTCTTAGAGCTTCAAGTGTCGGATCATGTATTAGAAAACAAATCTATGATGGGCTTCGACTACCAGCTTCGACAGTTGACTATGACAATGCAGTCAATGGACTAGTAGCTAGAGAAATTGGTAACACGTTGCATCACCAGATCCAATGTGCTCTGCAACAAAGCGAATCGTTTAAAGATTTTATTGCTGAAGTACCTGTGTCAATGCCGGAGTACATGAGATCAGGCCACACCGATGGTATCTATACAGATAACAGTAGCCAACGGGTAGTCATCGAAATAAAAACCATGAGGAACTATGGGTTTCGAATGGCTCGACGTGACGGTCCGAAAGAAGAGCATCTGTTACAAGCTGCTGCGTATGCTATGGGGTTGGAATACAATTTCATCCACATAATTTATGTGTGTACTGATGCTACACCGGGCAAGTGGAAAGATAGTGCTCGTGCTGGTGACATGGTTGAATGGATAATAGATATTGACGATGTTATTGAGCAGAGTGGTGCGACGTTAAGGCAGATCACAAACTTTGTTATGTCTGAAGAAGCGCTACAAGCTGGAACTTCTTTAGCTACTAATGAAATACCTGAAGGGTTAAGGGCTCTTTGGAATGATGAAGAACTTCCTTGGGAATGTAACTATTGCTCTCACCGTTCACTATGTGAGATCCCAATGGGAGATTCGATAAGCGAAATACTTAAAACAAAAGGAGAATATTATGAGTCAGCTATCTAAGTTAGCTACTCCATTTTCAGATCGGTATGTGGAAACTAAACCGGGCAAGTTCGCAGCAGCATATGTGCCACACGGAATAGTTACACAGTTTCTATTAGGAATATTGGGACCATATGATTTTCATATTAATGATGTTGTTAGGGATGCTGATGGTACTCTCACTGGTTGCCTTTGCACTCTTACTGTTGAGATTGATGGACGAGTTACCTCGGTACAAGAGGTTGGTGAGTGCGAGAATCCGAGCAACTGGAAGACAGATGGAGCACGTTTGAAAGCGTGTGCATCGGATGGAATTAAAAGGTGTGCTATGAGAGTTGGCTTAGGTCTGCATCTCTGGCATAAGAAAGACGGGAACTATGTTCTCGCAGATATTCTCGAAAAGAGAAAGGAAAACAATGAGTGAGATCACCATTGCAGGAAATATAGGACAAGCACCCGAGCTACGGTTCTCTAAACAAGGGACAGCTAACGTAATGTTTTCCGTAGCTGTAACAACAGGCCGGGACGACACTAAAGCTACTCACTGGTTCGATGTTAAATGTTTCAATACATTAGCTGAACGCATATCAGAGCTAGCTAAAGGCGAACGAGTCATAGTTAAAGGACGCATGAAGGAAGATGAATGGACCAGCAAGGAAGGCAAAACTGTTAAGAAGTTACGGTTATATGCCGATGATGCTGGCCCTTCATGGAGATGGGAACCGAGAGGTTCTCGGAGTGATACGGTACAAGAACATGCAGTTTCGGCTGTGCAAAAAGGGTTCGAAATCGAGGATGATACGGAGCCTTTCTAATGGATAAACATAGCATTCTGATACCGATATTGAATGAAGATGTAACTATCTTTTCAGTAGTGGTACCTAAAGAATTTGCAGATCAATTTGATTTAGAAGCTATGAAAATGGTCGAACAGTTTGACCGTCATCCTTCCGGCTACAACATGGATCCCAACAATAAGTTACAGCAAGCCCGTTCCTTTTTACTACAGAATGGTATGCAGCTTTTCTTTATGGATAACGACCGTGAAGAATACTTGCCTGACGATTTGAATTAATGAGCAAATCAAAACAGAAGGGGACAGCTTGGGAAACCGAATGTGTTCGGTATCTTCAGAGCTACACAAAGCATGAGTTTATGCGCCTTCCTCTTGTCGGTACTAAAGATGTAGGTGATATAAAGTGTCTCGATCTTCCTGAGTTTGTGTTCGAATGCAAAAACAGGAAGGATGCTTTGTCTTCTTTGTCTCAAATAATGAAAGAGACAGAGCAAGAAAGGGTAAACGCTGACGCACAGTTCGCTGCTGCTTTAGTGAAGCGCCGAAACTTTGGGACAGGCGGAGCCTATGTCGTCATGGAATTGCACAACTTTGCACAACTCATTAAGGAGAGAATGAATGGGGGAGCTAATCAAACTGAAGGTGGTACAAGCCCCAGCTTTTACTGACACTACCGAGATGTTAAATAGTTGGTGGAAAACACAGAAAGCAAAACCTTTAGTTAAACCAGCACGGATTAGACATATAGTCGAACTGGCTATTAATGCAGGCTGGACATTAGAAGACTGTTACTCGGCACTCGATACGACGTGGGCTTTCACTGAGTCTGCGTTCGAAACGGCGTTAAGGAAACAGAAAGAAGAACAAGAAGAAAAGTATGGCAAGTTAGGCAAACGTATTCTCAAACTGAGAAAGGAAAGAAAGGGTGAGAAACAAATGCAAGGGGAAACCCTCTGCGAATAACTACTCCAATGGATGTAGGTGTGCCGGGTGTAGACATGCATGGCGGACACATGGTGAAGAAGACAGGGTAAAGAAACGAAAGGGAACTAAACGTGATACTCCTGTGGTGGAACATGATGCATTTACTAGAGAACAAATCCTTAGAGCGAGGGCATCGTGAGCATTGAAGCGAGCTTAAACTATGACCGATGGGGAGAGAACCCCGAGCTTACAGATCCTCGTGTTGTGCTGATAGGTAATCTAAGTGAAGGCTATGAAGTTCATGGGCCTTTCAATGGGTTTGATTCTGCTGCTGATTATGCAGAACATTTCATGCCAACACCGACGTGGATCATGCGACTAGAGGAGCCGTCACTACATGAATGATGATGAAGCTGACGAAGTATTGTTGTTGATGTCCCAGTTGTGGTGGAAGTCAAGTCGAGTGCCTGAAGGGACACTGAAGATCTGGCATTCATCTTTGATGAGCCTAGAGAAAACCGCAGTTACCCAATGCATTAATGAACTTGTGCGTGACTATCCGTATTGGCCTGCAATTTCTGAGTTTCGTCAAGTGTATGACGCTATGATTCGGAGAGAGAAGATGGAAGTAAAACCGATCCAACGGGAGTACCTTCCACGAGATGAGAACATTAAAAGACTACGTGAATTGCGAGCTAACTTGAACGCTAAGGGCTAGCCGGTGTCGTTACCGGTAATGGGACATCGGGGCCTTTCTCTCCTTTCTACCCCGGTGTCCCGCCCTTTACACCACTCAACGTGGTAAAATAGATTACGGCATCGTGATTGGAGATAACGATGGATGTAACAATCGAAGAAACGCCAGCCCGGATAGTCGGAGGACCGACCATCAATGGGTATGCAGTAATCTGCGACAAAGCTATAAGGGAATGGGTACTCGATAAAGATACAGCGACTCGTATAGCAGAACAACTAAAGAGAGATTCTCAAAACCCTGAAGATTACTGATGAAGGTAAACGAACGGGGATGGACTGAATGGGAACAGTCTGATTTTAAACGTCACGGGTTTCTTGCTACTTACCTGATCGGTAAATGTCGGTGCAAGAAATGTGCTGCTCGTATTAAACAGGCAGATCCAGAGCGTCCGTTAAGACCTAGAGATTAAACAACTTCAGGTCTAACAGCGGGTACCGCTAAACGGGATCGGCAATAAGACAAACATTCTTTGCATTGGTACTGTTGGTAAATCATTGTTTGAGTTACCCGTGTACCACGTTTCATTAGTTTGTTGCTGCTACAGGTGGGACATGCATGGGTTGTGCCGTCGAGAACATTTTTGTTTGGATGGGTAGTTGCCCACGGTCTTAATCGTTTGTACACATCGATTAAAAGATCAACGTCTTTCTTGGCGTACTTTTTCATTATGGTCCATGCTTTGTTGTCGCCTCGCATACACCCGGCCCATGTTTCGAATCCGCCTGTGTCTTCTTTGCCTCCAAGGTTTAGGTGTTTGCCTAAATCTCCGAGTCTGTTGCTGTTGAATTTGAAGTGGCGGCGTGCCATTTTCAGTGTGTCAACTGTTCTGTATGGGGTGGGAGGTCCGAAGTCGTGGTATGCGAATCGGGCGTTAGCTTTTTTTATGTCGAAAGCATCGGAGTTGTGTCCGATTACGATGTCAGCTTCGTCTAATAGTTCCCATAGTGCATGGACTACTCGGTTGTCGTTTTCTGGTTGGGTTTCGTAAAGATCAAAGTCGGTTAAAGAAACAACGTGAGTAGATTTTTGGTGTTCCCATTTGTAACTAAAACAAAGTATGTACCATTCTCGGACATGAGCTATGGCGTTTTGTTGCCATTGACCCCAAATGTAAGACATGTTGGGTGCTGTTTCTATGTCAAAGAATAATGTTTTAGTCATAGCCCTTTGTCAGACTGGAACAGTAAGCAGTCTTGCTACAAGGGTACCTTCCCACCAGCTTCCATCGTCGGATAGCCGTTCGGGTTGCATTTCAAGTCGTTCGACAGTCACGGTATCGCTGCGATTGCCTTCGTTGTATGTAACAGCGGTACCGTTTTCCATTACAGCACGTAAGTTAGTGAATGTTGTGCCTGCTGCTAATGCTGTGGGGGCTCCAGAGTTTCTTGATGTGAGTACATCACGTCGGAGAACGATGGGGAGAATGATTTCGTCTATGCGTCTTGGTACTGCGACTGCTGTTAGCTGCCAGTCGTGAAGGATGGGGGCAAGTGTTGTATCTGAAGCAGATCTGAGTAATGTAACTGTCAAGTCATAGGTAACTGCGGTATCTATACCGTCGCTGAAACTAAATGTTTGCGGTATTGCGGTAGCCATGTTACTTAAAGTTGATGTTGTATTAGCGTTGTTGGTTGCTGTTAATCGGATTTCCCCAACAGGGGTAGTTGTTGCTGGACCGAACCTGTATGTGTAAGTGCTTTCCGGGTATGGGATACCTGCTGCACGATAGTCAGTAGTTTCTCGTTCGAATTGGGAACGATCTAAGTCGATGACACCTGAACGTAAGAGTTTGGGTACGACTGTTGACCAAGTTATTTCGCCAGCGGTAAGGGTGCCACTTGCAACTTTTATATCGGTTCGAGATTCACGTTGTAATACTGCTGTCGCAGAGGCTTTCTTAACTCCAAGAAACATTTTGGGGGTACCAGAATTATTGATACGAGTAATGCTGCCAACTAAGTCTGTTGAAGAAGCTGAAGCCGCAGAAACTAGATCAGATGCGTAAGCTGGGACGAGAGTGTCGGTGAACCGGGTAAGGTCGGCACGGAAAAGATTTCCGTAAGCTGCTCCCCACCAGACGAAACGACCGTCAGCTTCAAGTGAATAGGCTTCGCCGCCGGTATCGATAACGGGGCCAATGGTTATCGCATTGGATTGGGTATCTATGAGTGCTGTTCTGAATCCTTGTGATGTGGCTAAACATAAGACCGGGCCGTAGGAAAGAATCGCATTTATTGATTCGTTGCGAGGCAAACTACCTGAAACAACAGGAGAATTAAGAGTGCCACTTGAACTGTCTACACCTATATAGTAAACGGTTCCTGTTTGGTCTGTGTTTTCTGCTGCATAAATGCCGTTAGGAGAACCAGCGACATCAATCCATTCGCTGTTCGATAGAGGTAACGAATAATCTAATGACGAAGATGCTTTACTTCCTGCTGCATCGAGTTCGTAAATAGAATTATCTTTAGCTCCGATCAGTCTGCCTGCGGTAACCCAAATACGGTTGACATCTTGTACTGATCCGGACCAACTACCTGAAGCGGTACCTATAGCTAAACGCTCAGGCAATGTTGTGCCATCAGAGGCAACATAAACATATTCACCATCGCTAGCAAAACTAGTTACGTTTGTAGTACTGGTAAAAGAAGTTGCCCATGTTGGAGAAGCTGCTACTGGATCTGACGTGTATGACAATAAAGAACCATTAGCAGCATACAAATATTCTGTACCGTCAGATGATTTGACTACTCTGTCAATATTTATTTCGCCTGTTGTTAAAACTGGGGTTGCTCCGAGAGCTTCGGTAATAGGAAGCAATGTTATTTGTCCCCGAGTCCAAATATCAACTCCAACAGATTCATAGAACCGTCGCCTATCCGAATCCTGATTATCTAAATACAGTTGTCCAGCGCCGTATGACCAATCAGTTTGTGATCGCACCCATGCACCAGTGGTATCTAAAGTGTTTTCACCGGGTTCAGCGCTGTTGTCACGTTGCTGACGTGAGACAGGAATAGTTGTCCGCCGGTAGGCGGTCGTGTCTATCAGGTACGAGGTACCATTTAGTTGGACGGGCAACGATTCGGCATTGAAACTCACCGCACATAACCCCATGACTGGCTACGAACAGCAGCATGACGGGACCATTGTTGTGGGTATTGAGCAGCTAACCGTGCAGATTCAGATTCCAGTCTTTCTCTACGCCGCCCCATAAGGTCCCTGAAGGACGCTGAGATAGCTCCGGGGGGTACCTCTGCGCCCATACGTGACGTGCCCTGTGCGTCAAGGAACTCACGTCTGATGGGACGTGTAGTCATCAACGCCATAGCCGCACCCAAGGGTGGCAGATCGTAAGCCGTGGCAGCTAGTCCTGTTGCGGAACGAGAAGTAGTGCCATCTGTTATAGAGGTAAGAGGTGACTTGTATAAAACTCGTACTGTTTTACCGGGAACAGCGCCATCATAAAGAATCAAAGCATTGCCACTGGTAAACGAACCAGTATCACGATCTCGTTTGAGTCGCCACGAAATTATTTCGGGCTCGTTAGCTAAAGAACCAACCGCTGCATGGGTTACTTCATAAACAGAATCAACAACATTAGATCCAGTATTCAAGTTGTAGCCTGCTACTCCACCATTATAAGTAAATGTAGTAGTAAGCATCTGGAACATGCCATGAGCCGGGGATGAAATATCAGAAAGATCTGCATTGATAGCTGAAATGATTCGATGTGTCGGAAACTTAGGTGACACACGAACAATATCGTTGGCTACGTGAGTAGCAGCAGTCGAACCAGCGTATCCTCGCATAACCGAAATTGTCGTAGATGAAACATCTGTGACATACATCAACTCTGAATTAACTTCAACAACGACACCCTTAACAATCGAGTTTGCTATTCCCTGCACAACCATAGAAGTACCAGTGGTAGTAGTGGGTGGTGTGGTTATCAAATCGAGATCTTCGACATAGCCAGACAAAAGCATGTCACGAGTATCATCGATCCATATTTGGGCTGTCATTCTAAGATCTCCTGTAACTGGGATTCGGTTCTTTTACGGGTTGCATCTTGCATTATGTGTCCCGCTCCAACTTCGTGTTTACTTCCGGCGTGCTTTTCAAGATGGGCAGACCCGTCAATAGACGGTGGCTGAAGACCTTCAGATCGGAGTCGTTTGTAGGCCGCCATATCCCTTTCTTTGTTTCTTTCTTTAGTTTTAGTCCCATCCCAATCAATTTCTTTTCCATGATGCACCCCACGAGTAGGTGTAGCTGATGCAGCTATGTGCACTTCACCAAAATATTTACGGACAACTCCCATACACCCGTCACAATGACCACTATAAGTTTCATCAAATCCATGACGAATCTCATGTGATAATCCACAGTCAAGACAACGGTACACATATATGGGCATTAGGTTCCTGCTCCTACATCAATCGAATAACCATCAGCTATTAGTAATGCTATCTCACTAGCCGTAAGGTCTTTGGGTGATTCGTGACCTCCGTATAGCCAGCGAGTAACTGTTTTTGTATCGACTGGAAGATAGTTTTGTATTGACGTTCCATTAATAATAAACAAATTGTCGCCTCGTGCCCGTGGTTTGTAGTGACGCATCAAAGCGTAAGCAGCGGGAGTGGGGACATTACGCAACCCGACAGGGGGAACAATATCGGTTGTTGGGATAGTGAATAGTTCATAAATTGATTCTGACCCGACGGTGCTGGTACAAGCAATAGTGCCGGGAAAGATATGCCATTCCCGTGTCGGATCTGGGACAGCGCCGACACCGGTGATCGTTGCAGGCGTAATAATGTTGACACCCGTGATGGGATCAACGCCGCCGACACCAGCAATCGTGGCTGGAGTCATCAACGCCCCAGTTACGACCGTTGCGGCAGGCAAACTCGCTGTGGCAGCTATACCCGTGTCAACGTGAACGTAGTTAGCGTCAATATCGACAGCAGGAACAGCCGCTACAGCAGCAATAGTCGCCGGGCTAACCGTGATCGGTATTCCACCGGTCGCCGTAATCGAAGTGGTGACACCTACCGGGGCAGGAGTAGCAACAACCAGATAAGTGTTGCCAGATATAAGCGCTTGGCGATAGTCGTAACTGTTTCTATAAGCCTGCCCAGATTGACGATACTCAAACTGGAAATTAGTAGGGATGGTTGCTGTGGCCGCAATCGTCGCCGGAGTAATAGTTGTAGGCGTCCCATAAGCGACGCCTGATTCCCTATATTCGACCCCCGACTGACGATATTGCGTCACAGAACAATCTCATTTCTTAACTAGTAACTGATGCCGTTTCAGGATCGCCCACTTTTCGAGCAGCAACAGCCTTGGCAATAGCGATAAGCGCCGCAACTCCGGCGATCTTAAAGGAATCACTCCAGTCAGGTCCGGGTACAGCCATAGCTGCGGCCCATGCCTGAGCAAAGGTCGAAATTCCACGCTCTAATGAATCTTTAATAAAACGCTGGTTGAACAACTTCTTGTCTCCGTATCTGCATAGCCACCCAAGTCTTTGGACCAACTACGCCATCTGCAACAAGCCCTTTAGCTCGCTGCCATTGTTTTACTTTGGCGAGTGTACCACGCCCATATATTCCGTCGGCTAACGCTCCGACTACTCGTTGAACATGAACAACCGCTTGGCTACGTGAGCCTTTACGAAGGGTTCCGGGGAATAGAACAAGCCCGTCCTCTGGTTCTTTAGGTAAAGTCATTACAGGGATGCTTGTAACCATACGTCGTTGGATCATTCCTCGAAGTTCACTCATTGAGAATGAGGGATCTACCTTACGTGAAGTCCATTCTTTGTGACCTATCACGGCACAATCGGGATTCCATTTATGCCCGTCGCACAGAAAGGCGCACAAATCTACGAGTGCGTCCATCTGAGCCTCGGGTATATCTTCCCCCAACCCGTCATTAATAAGAGAAACACCTATTAAACGAGAGTTGGCGCTGATCTTACCGGCACTAGCAGCGTCACCAGTAACAGGATTGTTCTGCTGCATCCGTGTCAACACTGACTGTAAGCCACGACCAGCATGGTTAGCTTTAACATTACTAGCAGTTAACTTGACAATGGTACCATCACGTTTGATGATGTAGTTGTATAAAGGTCCGGGAACTTTGTTGACGCCACGTATACACATGGCGACTACGTTGTCGGGGTCTGCGTTGCGGTTGGAGGCGGTGTGGTGTACGACTATGCCGAAGGGTTTGAGTGGCCGTCCGGTAGTGACTTTGTTGGGGGCGTCTACGATGTTCATTTACTTGAACGGTGGTCCTGAGATCCAACCAACGAGGCTGTAACGGGTGCCTTTGGTGACTGGGGTGACTCGGTGCATGGTCCAACTCGGGAACACCGTCATCATTGACTGATCTCGCTTGGCTTTCATTGGTTCAGGTCCCCAGCAAAGTTCGAGGTCGCCGCCTTCGTAGTCGTCGGGGTCTGAGAGTTGGACAGTGAGTGAGAGTTTTCTTTGGCCGGTCATCATTCCGCTGTCAGTGTGCCAGTCATAGTGCTCGCCCGGTGCGTCGTAGCGAGTGAATTGCAGACCTTGGTCAAAGCCTGAAAGGTCGAAGCCCCAATATCGGGCGTTCATTTCGTTGACAATACCGGAAAGTTTCTGGAAGATCCATGTCGTAGTATCGTTCGGGAATAGGAACTGGACGAAGGAGTCTCTGATCTCCGTCGGTTGTTTGCCGCCGGTTCGTCCTTTGTCGAGATCGTTTGCTTCACCGATGGCGATGATGGCTTTAATTTCGGTGGGCGTGAACACGTTTTGCATCCATGCCCACTCCTCTTGGCGGTTGGGTTGCAAAGGCCAACCACCACCGCCTGTGTCGATTTTCTTTAGCGGTAGGAAGTCAAGGTCGAGATGGACTGGCTCCTCAGTCAAGTGAGCCATCGAATGCCTCTGGTACGAAATGGAAGAACGCTAGGTCAGCGGTGCCAGATGGGATGCGGTCCCGGTAGTGCCATTGATGTGTCCCTGAGTAGAGCACAGCGTCGTTGGGTTGCATTTCCACGGTAGTAAACTTCTGTTTGGCTTTGATCCGTTCAATGTCTTTGTCGTCTTTCGGGTACATCAAGTTTTTGCTCCCGAAGTTGGCCCTGTCCTTGTCGCTCATTGGGTCGCCGATGTAGATGGGCCACGGTTCTTTCCGGTCTTGTCGGATTAGATAGTCGATGGTGTAGCGACACTGGTCCCGATCTATGTGCAGAGGGCAAATGCCGTTGTCCTCGTACATCGACAGGAATGAGTAGGAGGGTTTGACCTTCTCACCAAACTGTTCGGAAGCAAAGTCGGTGAGTTGGTTGTGGAGATGTTGGAAGATGCTGACGTTGTGAGCGCAGCGTCGAGAGAAGACATCCTCGTCAAGAACCAAAGGAAGGAATTTGGTCCGCTGTTCAACAAACTCAACGAGAGTCTGATGGGCTTCCTCAGTGAATAACTGGTGAGCGACTTGGGTTAGCTCTCTTGTTTTGGTTGCACTCCACATGAGTTCCCTTCTTCGTCAAAGACTTCTTCGAGTTCGATCCACTCGCTGTTTTCTTGATCCCAAGACCACAATCCGCCGTCGGGTTTGGGTACTGGTGGAACCCATTGGAACCTGTCGTCAAGCACCCAGTTGTCGTACGGTTTCGGGTCAAGAAAGACATCGTTTTCGGGGTCGTAGGTTCCGCTAGGTCCGGCGTAGTTGGCGCGAATACTGTCGTTGTAGCTGGTCTGAAGCCACCTGCCTCCGAGAAGGTTCTCGCAGAAGGCGATGCCGATGGCTTCGACTTCGTTGCCTTCTTCGTCGGTGATGTCTTTGTTGTCGACCACGATGACTCGGAGCACGATGTTGTTGTCGTCTATTTCAGCGAAGTGAGCCATATCAACCTGCCGTCAAGTAGCGAACGATGACGATGCCTGAGCCGCCTGAGCCGTAGTTGGTACCTGTTGGAGAAGCTCCACCGCCACCAGCGCCTCTGTTGGCTGTTCCGTTGCCGCCGCTAGCAATAGGAGTAGCGCCGCCTCCGCCTCCGCCTGGACCTCCCGAACCGGCTCTCGGTCCGGGGCTGAAAATGCCGCTACCGCCGCCGCCTCCACCTGCGTAGGTGACAGACGAGCCCGGATAAGAGTTAGCCAGACCTGAACCGCCAGCGCCGCTCTGCACAGTGGTGTAATCACCGGGTTGCGTTCCGTTGCCGCCGCTACCGCCGCCGCCACCGCCGCCACCTGAGGCACTGTTGCGAGTTGGGTCTGGTTGGACACCGTTGCCGCCGCTACTGCCTTGCCCCCCTGTACCGCTTCCACCAGCGACCAGAGGAGGGACAGCGGAGCCAGAACCCGGAATAAACGCTGTGCCGCCTCCACCTGAGCCGCCGCTCGCTGCGACAGCGTAGGCATCACCGGGGTAGTAGGCAGGGAACGCTGCCCAGCCAGCATGACCGCCGCCGGTTGAGGTTGTGGGGCCAAATGATGAGTTGGTGCCGCTGCTGTTGTAGGCGGACGAACCGCCGCCGATGGTGACGGTGTAGTCGCCGACTTCGACTGCTATCCCTGTGGTCGCCTTTGCGCCGCCAGCGCCGCCCCCACCGCTGACAATCCAGTTTGAGGCACTCCAGCCGCCGCCTGCTGCTCCGCCAGCAACGACGAAGACATCAACGTCGCCTGCTCCAGCGGTCACCTCAAAGGTGCCGCTGCCGGTGAAGGTGTGGATCGTGTAATCACCTGACGTTGAAGTGGTGCCGCCCGTCGCTTCGATAGGAGCAGCGCCACCACCAGCAGCACCCAACAACGCAACTTTTTCAACCCCGAAAGGCATTAGCTCATATCCTGCCCAGCGACAAACCCATACCAAGTAGGTGTAGCGCCGCCATCAATGGTCATAAACGTAAGAATATCTATGTCGGCAGCCCCCGTACTTAATGTCGGTGCAGTACCGCCAGCCCATTTCACGAGAGTAGTAGCACCACTCACCTGAAACACGCCAGCACGAGAACCCGAACCGTCCTGAGTTAAAATCAGGGTAATGCTCGTACCGGCTTGAAGACCGGAAGCGGCAGGCAACGCAAAGGTCGCTGTCGCAGCATTCAAAGTCCACGTTTGGACGTTGCCGTTAGTCTCAGCAATCGCCGGTGTAGCACCAGTGTTCCCACCGGCGTACACGGTTTCGGAATAATCCTTGTGAGTAACCGCCGACATCACTTGGTCGGCACCAGTAACAGCACCAGACAAAGTGGCTCCGGCAAGAGTCATTGACGTAAGCGTCGAACCCCACGTAGTAGCAGAAGCACCAGTTCCTACAAGAACCTGATTCGCCGCAGCATTAGAGTCCGTATACCCAAGTTTCGTTTGCAACGCCACAACAGTTTTCGACAGATTCGTATGCAACAAATCGTGCTCGACGTTTGCTGCATCTAAATCCGTTGACGAGCCCGGTTGAGGAAACTCAATCGTTGCGCCGGGTGAAGCATTCGTATCATCAAGAGAGGTGGGATACCCGGTAGCTGGAATCGTCATGGTTTACTCCTACGGGGTCAAGTCAAGCGTAAAGATTCCGCTTGCATTCCAAGTAATTTTGAACGTACCAGACGTAGTAGAGAAATCTCCACCGAAGTCAATAGCACAAATCAAAGGTTTATTAGTGAGATCGTCGTCATAAATCACAGCGTAACGGGCACTCGTAATCGTGCTCCCAGTCCACTCGACATCTGCCGCATCCCAAGTAA